CGTGCCCGGCACCGGCCCGGAACCGCAGGAATACGCAAGCCTCAAGGAGGATGCCGACGTGCGCCGCCGGGTTCTGGTGGCCGAGGGCGTGACGAGCTGGCAGGTCGTCGAGGGGCTGAAGGCCGTCGAGGCGATGGCGGGCAAGATCGAGGCGGTTCCGGCCGAGGGGATGCTGGCGCCCGACAGCTATGACATCGAGAAGGGGGCCGACCGCGCGGCGCTGCTGACCAAGATGGAGACGGCGCAGGCGGCGCGGCTGGCGGAAGCATGGGATGCGCGGGCGGAGGGACTGCCCTACAAGACGCCGGAAGAGGCGCTGGTCATGGCCTCGATCGTCGAGAAGGAAACCGGCGTGCCCGAGGAGCGCGGCCGGGTGGCGAGCGTGTTCCTGAACCGGCTGGAGCAGGGCATGAAGCTGCAGACCGACCCGACGGTGATCTACGGCATCACCAAGGGCGAGGGCGTTCTGGGCCGCGGCCTGCGGCAGAGCGAGTTGCGCAAGGAAACACCTTACAACACCTATGTCATCGACGGGCTGCCGCCCGGGCCGATCGCCAACCCGGGGCTTGAGAGCATCCGCGCGGCGCTGAACCCCGACAAGACCGAATACCTGTTCTTCGTGGCCGACGGCACCGGCGGGCACGCGTTTGCCGAGACGCTGGAGGAGCACAACCGCAACGTCGAGGCCTGGCGCAAGATCGAGGCCGAGCGTGCGGCGCAGAATCCCGAGGGTGCCGGCAATTAACAAGGTGTTACCGCGTCGAGCGATAAGATACTGATTCTGAACGATTAAATTCTTGACAAGCGCGGGCGCCCCGCGATATACCTTCGGGCATGCTAGGAGAAGTGGGCAAGCGGCACCGGGAAACCGGGGGCCGCTTTTCCGTTTCGCTCGTGCCGGAGGGGGAAGCATGAGAGGCGGGCTGAATGACATTGGGGCTTGGGGGCGGGGCGCCGGAACGGGACGAATTCCTTCCGCGCGTCGAGGGGCTTTACGACGATGCCGCAGCGGACTTGCTGGGGCTGCTGGATGAACTCAGAGACGGGAAATCCGAAAGGCTGAAGGCTTTTGTCGCGCACCTGCGGGAGTTGCGCGGGGCGGCTCAGCTTGTGCTTGAGGAAAGGGCGAGACTTGCAAAACTGCGAAAACAGCAAGAAGGCGTCGTTCACGACTATGCGCTCGACTTTGCAGCCGCCCGCGCCGAGATCGGGCGCCGCCTGGCTTGCCTGCGCGACGCCGGACCAGGTGGATGATTTCCTGAACGGCCTGAGCGAGGAGGCGCTGATGGCGCTTCCGTGGCTGTTCGAGTTCTGGGCGCTGCCCCACCAGTTGCCGCCCGAGGGCGCGTGGCGGACGTGGGTCATCATGGGCGGGCGCGGCGCAGGCAAGACGCGGGCCGGGGCGGAGTGGGTGCGCGCGCAGGTGGAGGGCGCGCGGCCGATGGACCCCGGCACGGCGAAGCGGGTGGCGCTGGTCGGCGAGACGGTCGACCAGGTGCGCGAGGTGATGATCTTCGGTGACAGCGGCATCCTGGCCTGTTCGCCGCCCGACCGCCGCCCGGACTGGGAGGCGGGGCGGCGGCGGCTGGTCTGGCCGAACGGCGCGGTGGCGCAGGTGTTTTCGGCGCATGAGCCGGATTCGCTGCGCGGGCCGCAGTTCGACGCGGCCTGGGTCGATGAACTGGCGAAGTGGAAGAAGGGGACCGAGGCCTGGGACATGCTGCAGTTCGCGCTGCGGCTGGGAGACCGGCCGCGGCAGGTCGTGACCACGACGCCGCAGAACGTCGGGGTGCTCAAGGCCGTGCTGCGCAACCCCTCGACCGTCGTCACCCATGCGCCGACCGAGGCGAACCGCGCCTACCTGGCGGCAAGCTTCCTGGCCGAGGTGCGCGCGCGCTATGAGGGATCGCGGCTTGCACGGCAGGAGCTGGACGGCGTGCTGCTGGAAGATGCGGAGGGGGCGCTGTGGACCACGGCGATGCTGGAACGCTGCAGGGCGGACCGGCCCGCGCGTCTGGACCGCATCGTCGTCGCCGTCGATCCGCCGGTCAGCGGCCACGGGTCTTCGGACGAATGCGGCATCGTCGTGGTCGGGGCGCAGACAGAGGGACCGGCGCAGGACTGGCGGGCCTGGGTGCTGGAGGATGCGACCGTGACGGGCGTTTCGCCCACCGAATGGGCCGAAGCGGCAGTGGCGGCGGCGCGACGGCATGGCGCCGACCGGGTGGTGGCCGAGGTCAACCAGGGCGGCGATCTGGTGGCCACGATCCTGCGGCAGGTGGACCCCATGCTGCCTTACCGGGCGGTCAGGGCCGCCAAGGGCAAGGCAGCGCGGGCAGAGCCGGTGGCGGCACTGTACGAGCAGGGCCGCATTCATCATGCCGGGGGCGCGCGGCTGGGGGCGCTGGAGGACCAGATGTGCCGCATGACGCTGCGCGGATATGACGGCAAGGGATCGCCCGACCGGGTGGATGCGCTGGTCTGGGCCGTGCACGAGCTGATGATCGGGCCGGCCGAGGCGCATGTGAACCCGCGCCTGCGGGGGCTGTGAGGGCAGGGTTTCGGGCCGACCCGGCGGTACATGGTTGCGAAGGCCCTGCGGAAAAGCCTTGTGACGGCTTTTCGGCCCGCCGGGTGTTGCGGGGCGCCCGGGGCAGCGCGCGCCGCGGCGGCGGGATCTTAGGACATGGCAGGGCATAAGGGCCGGGTCGACGGACCGGGGCGGGCGGCCCTGCCCGGGCATTCAGGAGAGCGGGATGGGTTGGAACATTTTCCGGCGTGAGACGGCGGCGGCGGCCAGGCCGGTGGCCGCGAAGGCTTCGGCGACGGGGCGGATCGTCGCATGGGGCTCGTCGGGCCGCGTGGTCTGGAGCCCGCGCGACACGGTGAGCCTGACGCGGACGGGGTTTTCGGGCAATCCGGTCGGATTCCGCTGCGTGCGGCTGATCGCCGAGGCGGCGGCGGCGCTGCCGCTTGTGCTGCAGGACCGCGACCGGCGTTATGACGTCCATCCGCTGCTGGAACTGATGACGCGACCGAACCCCGGGCAGGGGCGGGCCGAGCTGCTGGAGGCGCTTTACGGCCAGCTGCTGCTGTCGGGCAACGGCTATGTCGAGGCCGTGGGCAGTGGCGGGGTGCCGGCGGAGCTGCATGTGCTGCGGTCGGACCGCATGTCGATCGTGCCGGGGGCGGACGGCTGGCCGGTGGCCTACGACTATGCGGTGGGCGGGCGGACGCACCGCTTCGACATGAGCGGACACCCCGACCCGATCTGCCACATCCGCAGCTTCCATCCGCAGGACGACCATTACGGGCTGTCGCCGATGCAGGCGGCTGCGGTGGCGGTCGATGTGCACAACAGCGCCAGCGCCTGGTCGAAGGCGCTGCTGGACAATGCGGCGCGGCCTTCGGGGGCCATCGTCTACCGCGGGACGGACGGGCAGGGGCAGTTGTCGCCCGACCAGTACGACCGTCTGGTCAGCGAGATGGAGGCGCACCACCAGGGCGCGCGCAACGCCGGGCGGCCGATGCTGCTGGAGGGTGGGCTCGACTGGAAGCCGATGGGATTTTCGCCCTCGGACATGGAGTTCCAGAAGACCAAGGAGGCTGCGGCGCGCGAGATCGCGCTGGCCTTCGGGGTGCCCCCGATGCTGCTGGGGGTGCCGGGCGATGCGACCTACGCCAATTACCAGGAGGCGCACCGGGCCTTCTACCGGCTGACAGTGCTGCCGCTGGCGACGCGGGTGACGGCGGCGCTGGGGTACTGGCTTTCGGGCTTTGCGGGGGTGTCGGTCGAGTTGCGCCCCGACCTTGACCAGGTGCCGGCGCTGGCGGCCGAACGCGACCAGCAGTGGCAGCGCGTGGGCGCGGCGCCCTTCCTGACGGCGGCCGAGAAGCGCCGCCTGCTGGGGCTGCCGGCGCTGCCGGAAGCCGGGGAGGAGGCGTGATGGCGGCGCCGGCGGGCGGGTCGCGCTACCTCAAGGAGCCGTTCGAATGTGCGCACGAGCACCGGTTCGAGGCGGCCGAGAAGATCGTCGCGCTTCAGTTCGGAAACGTCGAGCGGCGGCTGGAGAAGATCGAGGCGATGATCCTCGGGGTGGAAAAGCGCTTGTGGATGACGGTGTTCGGCGTGGTGGGCGTGTTCCTGAGCCAGGCGGTGCAGTCGGTGATGCAGTTCGGGCTGAAGTGAGGAGGGGCGATGGAAAGCGGACTTGAGACCAAGTTCTGCCGCCAGGGCGAGACCCTGAGCCTTAGCGAGGGCGCGGCGATCGAGGGGTATGCCTCGGTCTTCGGAGTGGCGGACCAGGGTGGCGACGTGGTGGAGAAGGGGGCCTATGCGGCCTCGCTTGCCGCGCTGGCGCGGGCCGGGCGGCGGGTGAAGATGCTGTGGCAGCATGACCCGGCGCAGCCCATCGGCGTCTGGGACGAGGTGCGCGAGGACGGCAAGGGGCTGTTCGTCAAGGGGCGCATCCTGACCGAGGTCGGCAGGGGCCGCGAGGCGGCCGCGCTGCTGGCGGCGGGGGCCATCGACGGGCTGTCGATCGGGTACCGCACGATCAGCGCGGACCGCGACGGCAAGGGACGGCGCAGGCTGGCGGAACTGGACCTTTGGGAAGTGTCGCTGGTGACCTTCCCGATGCTGCCAGAGGCGCGGGTGGGGGCGAAGGGCGACGCGCCCGACGGCCTGCTGCGCGAGATGGCGGGCATCTTCGAGGCGGCACGCGCGGCGCTGCGCGGCTGAGGGCGCAGCGGAGCGGGCGCCGGGTGATGCCGGGGGTAATGCCCCGCCCGGGCGAACCGAAGCGCCAGGAATGGCCCGCGTCGGCGGGCGACTGACCGAAAGGACGAGAGATGGCGAAAACCGAGGCAAAGGCCTTGGCCGGGGAAGGTGCGTCTTCCTCCCCGGCGGGCGAGGTGAAGACCGCACTTGACGGCTTCCTGAGTGACTTCAGGGGGTTTCAGGACGATCTGAAGGTGAAGCTGAAACAACAGGAAGAGCGACTGACCATGCTTGATCGCAAGACGATTGTCACCGGGCGTCCGGTGCTGGCGGCGACGGCCGATCTGGACGTGCCGCACAAGAAAGCCTTCGCCGCCTATCTGCGGTCGGGCGACGACGACGGGCTGCGCGGCCTGAGCCTTGAGGGCAAGGGGCTGAACACGCAGGTCAATGCCGAGGGGGGCTTCCTGGTCGATCCGCAGACCTCGGATCGCATCCGTGGCGTGCTGCGCACCACGGCCTCGGTCCGCGCCATCGCCAACGTCGTGAATGTCGAGGCGACCTCGTTCGACGTGCTGGTCGACCACACCGAGATGGGGTCGGGCTGGGCGACGGAAGCCGGCACCCTGACCGAGACCGGCACGCCGCAGATCGACCGCATCTCGATCCCGCTGCACGAACTGGCGGCGATGCCGAAGGCGAGCCAGCGGCTGCTGGATGACAGCGCCTTCGACATCGAGGGCTGGCTGGCCGAGCGCATCGCCGACAAGTTTGCCCGCGCCGAGGGCCAGGCCTTTGTCTCGGGCGACGGCGTGGACAAGCCGAAGGGCTTCCTCGCGCACACCAAGGTGGCGAACGCCACCTGGGCCTGGGGCAGCCTTGGCTATGTGGTGACCGGCAACGCGGGCGATTTCGCCACGACGAACGCGAGCGATGCCATCGTCGACCTCGTCTATGCGCTGAACGCCGAATACCGCGCCAACGCCACCTTCGCGATGAATTCGAAGACCGCGGGCGCCGTGCGCAAGATGAAGGATGCCGACGGTCGCTTCCTGTGGTCGGACGGGTTGCAGGCCGGCGAGCCGGCGCGGCTGATGGGCTATCCGGTGCTGGTATCGGAGGACATGCCGGACATCGCGGCGGATGCCTACGCCATTGCCTTCGGCGATTTCCGCAACGGCTACACCATCGCCGAGCGCCCGGACATGCGCGTGCTGCGCGACCCGTTCTCGGCCAAGCCGCATGTGCTGTTCTACGCCTCGAAGCGCGTCGGTGGCGATGTGAGCGATTTCGCGGCGATCAAGCTTCTGAAGTTCGCCGTCGCCTGACGGCCGGAGACGGGGGCCGGGCGGCCGGCCCCCGCAGGGCGCGGGGCGGATTCCGTCTTCCGAGCTGTCCCTCCGTCCGAGCGATGCGGGGTCCGGCCCGTGCCCGAACGATGCCAAGCAGATACCCAGGGGGTGAAGGATGTTGCTGAAGGAGTTGAGCACCGTGGCGCCGGCGGCGTTACCGCTGGCGGCGTTCAGGGAGCACCTGCGCCTGGGAACGGGGTTTGCAGACGACACGGTGCAGGATGCGCTGGCCGAAGGCTATCTGCGCGCGGCACTGGCGGCGATCGAGGGGCGGACGGCAAAGGTGCTGCTGGCCCGCGACTTCGCGCTGACCTTGCGCGACTGGCGCGACCCGGCGGCGCAGACGTTGCCGGTTGCGCCGGTGGCGGCGGTGTTGTCGGTGACGCTGCGCGACCGCGACGGGCTGGCCAGCACCGTGTCGCCCGCGCGCTACAGGCTGGAGCGGGACCTGCAGCGGCCGCGGCTGGCGGGGGCGGGCGGCCTGCTGCCCGGCGTGCCGGTGGGCGGCGAGGCCGAGGTGACGTTCACGGCGGGTTTCGGCGACTGGGCGGCGGTTCCGGCCGACCTGCAGCAGGCCGTCCTGCTGCTGGCGGCGCAGTATCACGAGCATCGGCATGACATGGGGCAGGCGGGTCTGCCGGGCGCGGTTGCCGCACTGATCGAACGCTGGCGGACCGTGCGCGTTCTGGGCGGGGGGGCGGCGTGATGCGGCTGAACCGCAGGCTGACACTGGAGGAAGCGCAGCGGATGCCGGACGGCGGCGGCGGGTTCCGCCTGACCTGGGTGGTACTGGGCGAATTGTGGGCTGCGGTCGCGGCCGGGTCGGGGCGCGAGCGCGCGGGCGAGGATGTGATGCTGTCGGCGGTGGCGCACCGGATCACGGTGCGCGGCGCGCCGGTCGGCGCCCCTTCGCGCCCGCGCCCCGACCAGAGGTTCCGCGAGGGCGGGCGGATATTCCGCATTCTGGCGGTGAGCGAGGCCGATGCGGCGGGCGCCTACCTGCTGTGCCACGCGGTCGAGGAGGTGGCGGCATGAGTTACGGGGCTTCGGCGGCGCTTCAGGCGGCGGTCTATCAGCGGCTGATGGCGGACAGTGCCCTGGGTGCGATGGTGGGCGGCGCCATCTTCGATGCGGCCCCGGTGGGGGCGGTGCCTGCAACCTATGTGGCGATCGGGCCTGAGACGGCACGCGATGCGTCGGACAAGACGGGGCGGGGGGCGGTGCATGACTTTGCCGTCAGCGTGGTGACCGACGAGGCCGGCTTTCACACCGCCAAGGCGGTGGCGGCTGCGGTGTCGGATGCACTGACGGGGGCCCAGCTTCTGCTGCTGCGCGGGCGGCTTGTTGGGCTGTGGTTCCTGCGTGCTGCGGCCCTGCGCGGAATGTCCGGCCAGCGCAGGATCGACCTGATGTTCCGCGCGCGCATCGAGGACTGATTGTCTGAATCGAACATAATTGCCGTTACTGTTGGAGCAAATGCGGCAAACATTATACAAATCGGAGAAACGGCATGACGGCTCAGAACGGCAAGGATCTGTTGCTGAAGCTTGACCTGACGGGGGGTGGGCAGTTCGCCACCGTCGCGGGGCTGCGGGCGACACGTATCAGCTTCAATGCGGAAACGGTGGATGTGACGAGCCTGGAAAGCCAGGGCGGGTGGCGCGAGCTTCTGGGCGGGGCCGGCGTGCGTTCGGCCAGTGTTTCGGGTTCCGGCGTCTTCGTCGATGCCAGCACCGACGAGCGCGCGCGGCAGATGTTCTTTGACGGGACGGTCGGCAGCTTTCAGGTGATCGTCCCGAGTTTCGGCATCGTCGAGGGCCCGTTCCAGATCACCTCGGTCGAATATGCCGGCAGCCACAACGGCGAGGCGACCTATGAGCTGAGCCTGGCCTCAGCGGGGGCGTTGAGCTTCACGGCGGTCTGACCATGAACCCCTGGGCGGGCGAGGTGGCGGTGCTGCTGGACGGGCAGCGCCACGTGGCGAAGCTGACGCTGGGCGCGTTGGCCGAACTGGAAGACTCGCTGGGCGAGACCACGCTGCTGGCGCTGGTCGAACGGTTCGAGCATGGGCGGTTTTCGAGCCGCGATGTGCTGGCGCTGCTGGTCGCAGGGCTGCGCGGTGGCGGCTGGACGGGCACGGCGGAAGATCTGCGGACCGTCGAGATCGGCGGCGGCCCGGTGGGGGCGGCACGGCTGGCGGCGCAGTTGCTGGCACGGGCGTTTGCGGTGCCGGGGGCATGAGCGCGCTTGATTGGCCGGGGATGCTGCGGGTTGCGCTGACCCCCGGATCGCGAGGCGGCCTGGGCCTGCGGCCGGCGGAGTTCTGGCGGCTGACGCCCGCGGAACTGGCGCTGATGCTGGGCGAGCCGCGGGGAATGCGGCCGCTCGACCGGTCCGGGTTGGACCGGCTGATGGGCGACTGGCCGGATGCGAAAGGGAACGGAGATGCTTGAAGGCGACGGGGTCGGATTTCTGGCCGACCAGGCGGCGGCGCTGGAGGTTGCGCTGGGCGGGGCTGCGTCGATGACCGCGGCGTTCGAGGCCGAGCTTGCGCGGATGCGCGACAGCATGGTGTTCACGAGCCGCGAGGCGAACGTCCTTTCGAACGGGATCGGGCGTGGGTTGCGGCGCGCCTTCGACGGGCTGGTGTTCGACGGAATGAAGCTGTCGGACGCATTGAAGAGCGTGGCGCAGACCATGGTGGATACCGTCTACAACATCGCGATGCGGCCGGTTCAGCAGGCGCTGGGCGGGGCGATTGCCGAGGGGATGAACGGGCTTCTGAGCGGCGTCTTCCCCTTCGAGAAGGGTGGCAGCTTCGTCCAGGGAAGGGTGATGCCGTTTGCCCGTGGCGGGGTGGTGACCGGTCCGACGCTGTTTGGCATGCGGGGGGCTACCGGCCTGATGGGCGAAGCCGGGCCCGAGGCGATCATGCCGCTTGCGCGCGGGGCCGACGGGCGGCTGGGGGTGCAGTCGGCGGGGGGCGGACGGCCGGTGAACATCGTGATGAACGTGACCACGCCGGATGTGCAGGGCTTTGCCCGCAGTCAGAGCCAGATTGCCGCGCAGATGGCGCGGGCGCTGGCGCGCGGCGATCGAAACCGCTGAGGAGGGACGGATGGCCTTTCACGAAGTACGCTTCCCGGCAAACCTGAGCTTCGGGTCGGTGGGCGGACCTGAGCGACGCACCGAGATCGTTGCCCTGAGCAACGGTCATGAAGAACGCAACACCCCCTGGGCGCAGTCGCGCCGCCGGTACGACGCGGGGGTGAGCATGCGGTCACTGGACGACGTGGCCGAACTGATCGCGTTTTTCGAGGCGCGGCAGGGACAGTTGCATGGGTTCCGCTGGAAGGACTGGTCGGATTTCAAGTCTGGCCAGCCATCGCGGGCGGTGGCCTTCGACGATCAGACGATCGGTTCGGGCGACGGGCGCACGACGGTCTTCCAGTTGAGGAAGCGCTACCTTTCCGGCGTGGCCGCCTGGGACCGGACCATCGCAAAGCCGGTCGCGGGCACGGTGCGGATCGGCCTGCAGGGCGACGAGGTGACGGAGGGTGTCCACTTCGGGGTCGATGCCGAAACGGGGCTTGTGACCTTCGTGACGCCGCCCGCGTTGGGCGAGACGGTGACAGCTGGGTTCGAGTTCGATGTGCCGGTGCGTTTCGACACGGATTCGATCCGGGTTTCGGTGGCGTCGTTCCAGGCGGGGGACGCACCGCATGTGCCGGTGGTGGAGGTGCGGGTCTGATGTCGTATCCGGCGGAACTGCAGGCACATCTGGACAGTGGCGCCACAACCTTGGCGCGCACTTTTGCGCTGACGCGTAAGGACGGGCGCGTGCTGGGTTTTACCGACCATGACCGTGATCTGTCCTTCGACGGAATTGCCTTCCGGGCCGAGACGGGCCTGACCGCGAAGGCGCTGGATCAGGCGACGGGCCTGTCAGTCGACAATACGGAAGTGGCAGGGCTGCTGCGGTCCGATGCAATCACCGAAGCCGACATACTCGCCGGCCTGTTTGACGGCGCGGCGGTGACGGTGTGGGTGGTGAACTGGGCCGAAGTCTCGATGCGGCAGATCATCTTCCGCGGGACATTGGGCGAGATCGTCCGCACAGGCGGAGCGTTCACGGCAGAGTTGAGGGGCCTGAGCGAAGCCCTGAACCGGCCGCACGGGCGTATCTATCATGCGCGCTGCTCGGCCGTTCTGGGCGATGCCATGTGCGGATTCGACCCGGGCACGACAGGCTATCACGCGGAGGGACCGCTTGCCGCGCAGGAGGAAAGGTCGAGGCTGCACTTCTGCTGGCCGTTCAGCGAGCCGGAGCGCTGGTTCGAGAAGGGCGTGCTGCGCATCCTGTCGGGGCCGGCCGCCGGGATGACCGGCCTGATCAAGACAGATCGGCCGGACGGCGGCGAGCGGGTCATCGAACTTTGGCAGGCGCTTGGGATCGGGCCTGAGCCGGGCGATCTGGTGCGGCTGGAGGCGGGGTGCGACAAGCGGATGGAGACCTGCCGTGTCAAATTCGGCAACCTGCTGAATTTTCGTGGTTTCCCGGACATCCCCGGCGAAGATTGGCTGGTGTCCTACCCCGTTGCCGGCGAGATCAAGGACGGCGGGAGCCGGCGGTCATGAGCGGTGCGGGGGCAAGGGGCGAACGGGCGGTCATTCTGGCGCGGGGCTGGATCGGGACGCCTTACGTCCATCAGGCCGCCGTTGCAGGTGCCGGTTCGGATTGCCTGGGGCTGATCCGGGGGGTGTGGCGCGACCTTTACGGGCACGAGCCCGAAGCAGTGCCCGCCTATACGCCCGACTGGGCGGAGCCTCAGGGTGAGGAACGGCTGTGGGCGGCGGCCCTGCGGCACCTGCGCCCGGTCGCCGCGGACAAGGCGATCTGCCCGGGGGAGGTGCTCTTGTTCCGCATGCGCGACGGCAGCGTCGCCAAGCATCTGGGCGTCGCGGCGGGGGCAAGTTTCATCCACGCCTATACGGGGCACGGGGTCATCGAAAGCCCGTTGTCTGCCCCATGGCGCCGCCGCATCGCGGCGCGCTTCGAATTTCCATAGGGAGAGCCGGAAATGGCGACGATTTTGCTGTCCGCCGCCGGGGCGGCGGTCGGTGCAGGTTTTGGCGGTTCGGTGCTGGGCCTGTCGGGTGCGGTCATCGGGCGCGCGATCGGTGCAACGCTGGGGCGGGTGATCGACCAGCGGCTGATGGGGGCCGGATCGCAGGTTGTCGAAACCGGCCGCGTGGACCGGCTGCGCCTGACGGGTGCTTCCGAGGGCGCGCCGGTCGGGATCGTCTGGGGCAGGATGCGGGTTGCGGGACAGGTGATCTGGGCCACCCGTTTCAAGGAAGAGGTGGCGACGAGCGGCGGCGGCAAGGGCGCACCCCGCCCGAAGTCCCGCAGCTATTCCTATTCGGTCAGTCTGGCGATCGGGTTGTGCGAGGGCGAGATTGCGCGGATCGGCAGGATCTGGGCCGACGGGGCCGAGATATCGGCGCGCGACCTGAACCTGCGTGT